CGCAACGTCGACAGCCCAGAACGCAACGAGAACGGTAAATACGGTAACTACATTCTCGATTCAGACATATTCGGAGCTGACGCTTTGTTGCAACATGCAGATACGTTGATAGGTCTGAACAGACCTGGCCAGAAGAGAATAAAGGAATACGGTCCTGACAGATACATTATAGACAACGATAGAATCCTTGCTATGCATTTTCTAAAATGTCGTAATGGGGATACAAGACTCAGTTTCTTCAAGGCGGAATACGAAAAGATGAAAATATCGGAGATACCCCCTCCTCCGAAAGCAGAAAAAAAACTAAAATTCTAATAAACAATGGCTATTACGACAGGTAAAAAGATGATCAGTCCTGAAGAAAGGAAACGGATCATCGCAGAGATGCGTGAATACCATATGCCTTATCTAAGTAAATTGGAGGACGGCACATGGCGCTTCATCGCGAAAATGAGGTATGGCTTTCCTCCTGACCGCAGCAAGTTCTTCGAGAACGAGATTGACGGCAGCAGGGAGCTCTACGTTGAATGGGTGAGCAGGTTCTATCAACCTGAGGACGACAGACGATTGTACAGATACAAGTTCAATCCAGACTATTTGAGCGAATATCCAAAAGAGACCACTCCTGAAGGATATGAATGGTTCGTTGTACCAGCGGACAGATTTGAACTCGTGAAGGAAGGTGAAGTACATAAGGAACTTGTTCCAGAGAAGAAAGAGGTCTTTCAAGAAAGCCTTGATCTTGATTTCGATATCATCAATCCTGATGAGGATTGCCCCATGGATAACATAACATTAAGGGATTGGGCCGCTATCCTATTGAAAGCGCCCGTATCAAGAAAAGAATGGTTGAATAAGCTAATCAAAGAATCATGTCAGAAATAACATTGCCCAAGCAAAAATCAGCAGCTGTACACAAAAGCCCTAAGAACCTGATAATCTTCTCCAAGCCAAAGGTCGGTAAGACTAGTCTATTGGCTGAGTTGGAAGATTGTCTCATCCTTGATTTGGAGAAAGGTTCTGATTACGTAGACGCCATGAAGATTGATGTATCCTCTGTAGAGGAGATCAAAGCCATCGGCGAACAGATTAAGAAAGAAGGTTATCCATACAAGTATATCGCTTTGGATACCATAACAGCATTAGAAGAGATGTGCGTTCCATATGCGGAGCAGATCTACAGCAGGACAAGCATGGGTAAGAACTGGTTCACAGAGAAGACTGGTGGCAAAGCCGTTTACGGTTCTATCCTTAATCTTCCAAATGGCGCTGGTTATCCTTATCTGCGCGAAGCCTTTACAAAGGTTGTGGAGTATGTGAAGACGTTGGCGCCACGTGTTATCCTAGTGGGTCACATCAAGGACATCCTTCTGGAGAAAGCAGGTTCTGACTTCACGGCTTTGGATCTTGATCTGACAGGTAAACTGAAACGTATCACCACTTCACAGTCTGATGCTATAGGTTATCTCTATCGTAAAGGCAATAAGAACATACTCTCTTTCAAGACCACGGATGAAGTATCCTGCGGAGCGCGACCAGAACATCTGCGTAACGAGGAGATCGTCATCTCTGAGATTGTAGATGGTAAAATCATCACCAACTGGGATAAAGTTTATATCGATTAACAACTAACAACAAAAAAAGAAAAAAATGCTAAGTACTAAAAACGTAAACATCGGAGGATCGGGTTCATTACCAAAGACATTGAGCCCTGGAAACGTAAAAGCAAAAATCAATTCAGTAATCCTGGAGGACCATCGCTTTAAAGAAGGCGGCAAACAGTTGATACTGCATGTCGAGACTGAAGAGATCGGTAACGGTTTCGAAGGTTTCCTGATTGACAAGGACAACCCTGAGGCTGGAAGATACAAAGGTCAGATCGGCCGCGTAAGGACCAGCGAGTATCCTTATGTAACCGAGGAGACCAGATTCGGTCACGTAGACAGGGATGCTGAGATACTCAAGGCTGTAAAAAGCCTATGTACCGCGATCGGAGCAACCAAATGGTTCGACGACCAGGATGAGAAACATGAGACCATTGATGCGTTCATCGCAGCGTTCAACTCTGATGCGCCTTTCAAAGGCAAGATGCTTCACTTCTGTCTAGGCGGCAGGGAGTATACCAACGAAGGCGGTTATACCAACTATGACCTATTCCTTCCAAAGTTCAAGAAAGGCATGGTTCCTTATGAGGCTGTAGGAACCAAAGACAGCAAACTCATCCAGTTCGACGAGAGCGTCCATATCAAGAAGAAGGAGGCGAAAGTCGTTGAAAGCTTTGGCGAAGAGCCCGTTGTGGAGGCGCCAAAGAAGAAGTCCATAGCCAAGGACTTCGAACTCTAATAAGTTAAAAAAACATGGGGAGGGTATGGACAACGTATCCTCCCCTTTTTTATCTTTCGCGGATGATAAGCACAAAGAAAATCGTACTTGATAATGTAAACGACATCCCATCCACATGGATATTTGAACATTACCTGTCGTTATCCACGCCTTTGTATGGACAGGAGATAAAGATAAAATCAGTATTCAATCCTACAGAAAGGACGCCTAGCATGTCCATATACCCAAGCAAAAGTGGCGGCAAGTATGTCTTCATGGATTTCAGCAGCGGTACCAAGGGTGACGGATATGATCTTGTCAAGGCCATTTATAACATAAGTCCCCGCGAGGCTGTCATAAAGGTCATTACTGATTACAAAGCCTATGTCAAGAACAACAAGGTCTGCAAGGATGAGATAGTAGCGGTAAGCAAGTTCGCGGTTGTTGATTATGAATCACGCAACTGGAACAGCGACGATGCGAAGTTCTGGACCAAGTTCGGAATAGGCTCCAAGAGTCTGGAACAATACAACGTCATGCCGCTTAAGAGTTTCGACATGGCCAGGGAAAGCGAAAAGATAACCGTCGCAAACGCTTTCCTGTATGGATATTTCAGGGATGACGGAAAACTGTACAAGGTATACCAACCAAAAAACCATGACCATAAGTTCATAAAGGTCCTGCGTCACATCCAGGGTATCGATCAGCTCACCTATGAGAAACCCAATCTTGTAATAGCAAGCTCCCTTAAGGATTTGTTATCGTTCAACGGTCTTGGCTTCAAGACAATAGAATGCGTAGCTCCTGATTCGGAGAACACGCTGATACCAGAGGACACGATGTGGAAACTTAAAGACAAGTATGAGACGATCACCACGCTCTTCGACAACGATGAGGCGGGGAAGAAAGCATTAGAGCGTTATAAGACAAAGTATGGAGTGGACGGCTTCACATTGGATCTGGAGAAAGATGTATCGGATTCGATAGCCAAATACGGAAAGGAACACGTGAAGGATAATTTGATACCTTTACTGACTGAAAGTATCTACACCTGCAGGAGATGCAACGGGACTTCAACATTGGCATAGACATAGGTAAGAAAGGAGCGATCGTAGTCCTGGCCAAACAGCCATGGACAAACGTCATCGATCCGCTTGTCATGCCTTTGATAGGAGACCAGGTTGATTATCATACTCTGTATGGTATACTTCATAGATATAAGAATACCGATTGCCATGTGATATTCGAGAAATTAGGTGTCATTTTTGGTACGGGCAAGTCAACAGCGTTTTCAATGGGCTACCAAGCGGGAGCCGTAGAGATGGCGTGCATAGCGTTGAACCTGCCTTATACCAAGGTACCTGCTAAACAATGGCAAAAGGAAATGTTTCAGGGCGTAGAAGAAATTACCAAGCCAGGTAAATCATCAAGGGATACAAAGGCGATGGCTCTTATCGCAGCCAAGCGCTTGTTCCCTGATTACAAATTGACCATCGGACGAGCCACTACTCCGCACGACGGGGTAGTGGACGCCCTGCTGATGGCAGACTATTGTAAAAGAAAAATTTAATGAATCTAGATCCCGAGACAACCGAGCGGTTGATTGGGATGGTCAGTAGCAAAGACAAGGGGGACCGTACCCTTGCTTATGGAATACTCCATGAGTATTTCACGCATATCATGTTCTCATTCAAAAGGAACATAGGTTATCTGCTGCTCATCCACAAGAACGTACCTGGTTGGGATGATGATGATGACAATCAAGTCAAGTTCTCAAGGATGATGCAGAGTCATGCGCCCAGTAACAGCGGTTTTTATAGTTATAGTGACATAATAAACATAACTGACTTTGCTGTGAAGCAATCTGACCAGGATCAACGCCGTATGGTTTATGAATACGCATGTAAAAGCATGCGGGAAACACTTAAGATAAATGAAAAATGAAAAAGCTGACGATCATCACAGATAACGCTTTTGACAAAGCATGGAAAAAACCTTGCCCTCATTGTGAAAACATGATATTGTTTTATAAAAAGCAATGTCACGAATGTAAACTTAAAGCGGATAAAGACGCAGAACAGTACTATAATCAAACCTATGGAAAATAAAGAATTCATTCCTTACATTATCAAAATAAATAACTATCTACTATTAGTAGATGATTCAGAGATTAAAGATGCTTGTTATGTATACAAAGATCATGAACAAGAAATAGGAAAAGGTATATTTTATATTCCTAATGATATTGATTTTAAAGCTTTTAATGCAGAAAAAAGTAATACCTATATTATAAAAGCACACCTGCCACTAAATAACTCACCAATACTTGAAGGTGTAGATTTATTACCACCACAATACTACAACAAAACATATGGAAAATAAATATACAATAAGATTAAGTAAAGTTGAAATAGAGTATTTCAGAGCATCTGTTGATGAAAATTTTGTAAGTGCTTTTGAGAAAGATAAACTTTTAAAAACAATAGTATCTGTTGCTCAAGAAGATTATAACAGAGCTGCAACAATAGCACATATACCTTTTAAACCATTATCTGTAAATCACTTATTAATATTTTTAGATACAGGTGATCCTTATGTTGATAAATACGTAACAAATGAATAGACATGAAAACCTGGCAAAGGTCTCAAAGGATCTTATGCTGAAGGAACCGTTCTACGGACTGTTCCTGATCATGCTGAACAAGGTGTGGACTGACAATGTTCCCACCGCGGGAGTTGGGCGTAATGGCATCAACTACCAATTGTATATCAACCCAGCGTTCTGGGATAGTCTGACTGACATTCAGAAGATGGGTCTGTTGAAGCATGAACTGCTCCATATGGGTTTCATGCACGTAACGGAGTTTGACCATCTTACTGACAAGGAACTCCGCAACGTTGCCATGGACATTGAAATCAATCAGTATATCGATGATTCCTGGTTACCAGAAGGCGGTTGTACCATCAAGTCCATAGAGGCAAGTCTTGGTATCAAACTCAAGACCAAGATGGGTACCAAGTATTATTATGATGAGCTGATGAAAGTCAAGTCTCAGATCAGTAATGAAGTAATGAAAGCCATAGGCGACAGTCACGCCACCTGGGAGGAGTTTGATGACATGGATGAAGCAACCCAGAAGCTCATAGTCAAACAGACTGAACACATCCTTACGGAGCTTGCAGAGAATGTCAAGAAGAGTACTGGCAACATACCTGGCGAGTTTGAAGGTATCCTTAGAAGGATAATGTCCAAGGAACCTCCCAAGTTTGACTGGCGTGGTTATCTCAGAAGGTTTGCTGGATCCAGTATGGAGATTTATACCAAGAAGCTCCGCCGCAAACCAAACAAAAGATTCGAAGACAATCCTGGTCTGAAGATCAAGAAGCGCAGGCATATCCTTGTCGCCGTGGATACATCAGGTTCTGTGAACAATGATGAACTCAAGGAATTCTTCCACGAGATAGATCACATGCATAAGACTGGTTGCGAAGTAACGGTGATGCAATGCGATACAGTGATACGTCACAAGCAATCCTATAAGAAGAACATGGATATCAAAATCTATGGCAGGGGAGGCACAAGCTTTTACCCTGTGATAGAGTATTACAACGCCAGTAATGGCAAGTACAGTTGCCTTGTATATCTAACTGATGGTGAAGCATCCGCTCCGCCTAAAACAAAAGGACGAATGCTTTGGGTATTGAGTTCACAATCCAAGCGCAACCCTGAATTAATTGGACCACAAATAGTATTAAACTGATGTCACAGCAAGTAAACCTCACAAGTGAGGAATTAAAAGGATTTATCAAACACATTGTAGACAACAATAGATTCCTGCAGCAGCAGGGTAAGAAGCCCGTAGCGATCAACGTAGAGGGCGAAGCTGGGATTAATTCAAAATAATTTGTATTTTTGTAGGTATGAAACTTCTATTTGAAAACTGCCTACATAAAGACCTAAGTAAAAAATCTGGCATATACATGCTTATCTGTAATAATCATACTTACATAGGAAGTAGTGTAAATATATATTACAGGTTAAAAAGACATTCTAGTGATCTTTTAAGAAAAAAACATTCTAATAAGTTCATACAGAACGTTTTTGATAAACATGGTAAAGACAAGTTCTTATTCAAAATCGTAGAATTTTGTGATAAAAACGTTCTTTTACAAAGAGAAAGTTTTTATATAGACATGTTAAGCCCAGACCTTAATCTAGATTTAAATCCTGTGAAGAGAGAATTTTCTGCGAAATCAAAGCAGTTGATTTCTAATACTTTAAGACAAGGATTTCAATCAGGACGAATCAAAAATGGAAACTCAAAACCTGTATATAGATATACTGTGGAAGGTATATTTATAGATAGTTTTGAATCATGTTCTACAGCGGCAAAAGCTGTAAATGGTAAGTTTAAAGGCGTATCTAAAGCTGCGTCTGGAAAATCTAATTCAGCATATGGTTTTATTTGGTCATATGATAAAAAAGATGTTCTTATCAAAAGAGTTGAACAAAACAAAAAAGTACAAGCTGTTGATATTCAAGGTAATATAATAAAAACTTGGATTAGTATTAAAGCTTTAGCTAAAAGTTTGTCAATTTCTCCATCATCATGTTCCATTAGGATTAAAAAAGGAAACTTTTACAAAGGTTTAAAATATGAATTTTGCCAAGTCCCAGGGTAAAAATTCCGTGAATTCAGGGAAACTCCACTGGCGTGGACAATCCTGAGCCAAGCCTTATAGGGATATAAGGAAGGTGCAACGACTAGGGTATGGAGTCTAGAACAGACAGTAAAACCCCACGAGCGCGGAACATCAGAAATGATGATGATATAGTCTGAACTGCATGTATAAATAAAGATGCAGAAGTATAGGATAAAGAGCCTATACGATAACAAATTGAGGCAAAACCAGTACGATACTGCAGCTTGCAGATGAACTAGGTCTCAAATGCGTAAAGCTGAGTCTGTCTCAGATCGAGGAGATCGGTGACCTTGTGGGTTATCCGCATAAGGAATTCGAAGTATGCAAGGATGAAGGTCCATGCAAATGGGTTCCTGAATCCATGCTGCAGACTTATATCGAATACAAGTACAAGCCTACTGGCAACAAGCGTATGACCCACGCAGCACCTGAATGGGTGAACGATCTTCAAGAAGGTGGTATCCTTATCCTTGACGACTATACCCGTGCAGACAGCAGATTCATGCAGGCTGCCATGGAAATCATAGACCGTCAGGAGTATATCTCTTGGAAGCTTCCTAAAGATTGGCATGTGATCCTGACCAGTAATCCTGACTCAGGTGATTATCATGTATCCAGTCTGGATCCTGCACAGAAGACTAGGTTTGTAACAGTCAATCTTAAGTTTGATGCGGACTGCTGGGCTCGTTGGGCAGAGGAGAATGGTATCGATGGCCGTTGTATCAACTTCTTGTTGATGCATCCAGAACTTGTAAGCCAGACCACCAATGCACGTAGCATCACCACGTTCTTCAACTGTATCAGCAGTATTCCTGACTTCGAGAACAACTTACCTCTTATCCAGATGATTGGTGAGGGTTCCGTTGGCGGCGAGTTCAGTACGATGTTCACCACGTTCATCAACAACAGATTGGATAAACTGATCAGTCCTGAGACAGTAATTACAAACGAGAGTGATTCATATGTAATGGGTGCACTCAGGGATTGCATAGGACGCGAAGGCGCATATCGAGCTGAT